GAAAGAGGTATTTACTAGCATTCAAAAAATGGGTAAACAGTGGCACTCCAGAGGGATATGCAAGAATAACTAAATGTTTACCACTTCCTTTAAAATATTATGAGCTGCCTATTTATAATGAATTAGATTGAAGGAGGAATTAATGATGGTAAAACATTATATAGAATTTATATATCCAGGAGCATTTTTTAGTGAATCAAATATAAAAGAAGTTAATAATAGAAATCCAAAATCTGTGGAAATTCCAAATACAGCATTTGGTTTTAGATTTATGGATAGGGAAGAGGTGGAATTAAAAAGTGGAGAAATATTAAAAGGTGATTTCAAGAATATTTCGGGCTGGTACTATGAAGGTAAAAAAATGACTTTGGAAGATGTAGAGAAAGAAATGCCAGATGAAAATATATTGATTGGTAATATGATTCTTAACAAATGGGATAGTATCATATGGACAAAATTCAATCAAGCAATTCCACTATATGAAAATGATGTCGTGATAGCATTGTAGTTCGTAATTTGAAATTTATGGCCCGGGAGATGAGAAAAATAGGGAAAACAGAGTTAACTGTAGATTTAGAAAAAATAATATGGAATGAAACTCATAAAAAAGGTGTATTTGGTTGCTTTGAGGTAACAATAGGATGGGCTGGTGAAGAAAGAGTAGACTATATGACTTATGATACCAAAAATACTTGGCGTTGCTATGAAATTAAAGTTTCTAAATCTGATTTTCATAGTAAAGCTAAAAAAACGTTTGTTGGTCACTATAATTATTTTGTAATGACTGGAAAATTATATGCAGAAGTAAAAGAAGAGATACCAAATCATATAGGAGTTTATTGTGGTAGCTGCCTTGTTAAAAAAGCAAAAAAACAACCATTAGGAGTAGATGAGGAAATATTAAAAAATAGTATGATAAGGTCATTAAGCAGAGAAAATGAAAAGTTTAT